TGCCTAGACTTGTAACCCTTAAATTGCTTCCTATAATTCTCTTCAAGAGTAGGAAATTCAACATCAGTCATAGCATTCTTAACATGAGAATACAAATACAACGAGATGCTGTCTGGTCGACTCAACACTATCTCCATAACCTCAGGTGTTACGGCACCACCTCTGGCCAACAAACAGTCATAAACTACTTTAAGCTGATGATGAACCTCTGGGTTAGTATTTAAATAAGCTAGAGCCACTACTTTAGCAGCCTCTAGAGATATGTTTTTAGAGGACGAAACACTCCAACCACACTTAAGTATGGCATCTTTTGGTTGTTTCATCGGAACGGGAGACAAGAATGGCTCCCCATCTATATAAGTCTGTATGATAGAATATTTCAAAAAGGTCATTCCCCATGAGGTTAGTTCCTCAGCTTCATGGGGCACACCATCCTCAGCGGTAAAAAAATGGATTTCTCCAATAACATCCTCCGAGGAGAAGCGCTTACTAGCTTCTCTTTTATACATCATACCAAATTGCTTGACACACATGTTTACGAAATCATCTAATGGGTCCTGAGACTCTTCATAAAGTTTAAATTGTTCCATCCATTCACACCAACCAGCAACATGGTCATCTCCATAAAAGAACATAATAAACATCATCGCTGTAACAACTTCTCGTAGCAGCTCATTATCAGCATACTTCAACATCAATTTCTTTAGATAATAAATATACAGTATTATTTGATATACCGTATCTATCGTTGAAGTTATGAGTACACCAGAAAACATTCTGCCATGTACCCTAAAATACTGATCAGCCAGGTACATATACATCACTTTTGTAATGTTCTGCCCATGCGCGGTTATTGCTAGCAATCTTATCAACGGATCACCATCCTGTGAAAAATTTGCAAAAGCAGTAGCAATTGCAAATGCCATAACCATCGCAGCCAAAGTTGTATCATAACTCGACCAATCTCCCTCACCATATTTTCTCTCACCTAAGTCAATGCCATACTTTTGCCACGCGAACCGTTTTACTCTTCTCCACCTTTGTTTTAGTGGGGAGGTTCTCTTGCCCATCAACAAGTCCCATAATTCCATCAATCCTCCATTGGTTACCTGAATGCCTATAGCAGACAACCAATATCTCATGGTATTTATAAGGGGCTTGAACACTGCATTGTCAGCCATTAAGGCCAACGAAGCGCTCATATAAAATAAGCGCTGCTTCATCTCCATTTTTTCTTTTTCGTCAGCTGACATAAAATCATCACGCTGATCAAAGAATTCAATGTAAGTTATTATCTCCAACTTGTGAGCCTCAAAAAGGGGGCCAGGAAAAGGAATATCCTCCCTCTGACCCATTATATATTCCCACAAGTCGCACTTATATTTCTCGAAATTACTTGCCTGAGCTTTCATAGCATCACGTTTCTTAGGCTTAGGTACTTCTTTAGCTACGCCATCTACCACATCAAAAAACTGGATATTAGAATATCCCATTGATGTGTCTTTATCGATGGCTGGCAAGATTCCATCCGTTGTTGTCAGTATATCGACAAGGTCTTGATCATAACCCTTCTCTGAGGCCATAGTCTGCACGAGATGCATCTGTGACAGATACAAATCATTAGCATTTACTTCTCTATCAACAAGTTTATAATTATTAAACTTGTTATTAGCTTGAGCTATGGCCTGCTCATCCTGAGCAGTTATCAACCTGGTAGGCACACCATCATAGGTGTGACTAAAGCCAGATAAGAAGGATGTTGTAAAATCCGGATTTTCAATTTCAGCTTCTGCTAACGCCACCAGTATATGCGGGTCCACAGGAGGGACCTCATACTTAGGACTTGGGGGAGCATTAACAAAACCTTCAAATTTGGCCACCTCTACACTTATAGGTTTAAACGAATCTTGAGCAGCCATATTCTTGTAGTCCCTGATAAACTCGGGGGCTACCATACGGCCATAACGTTTTATCCACGCTTCAAAAGCTGGTGTGGGTGGAAGACGAGACTTATTAGCAAATGCCAACGATA